CCGTCAGATAAGATAAAATATCAGAAGCTTCTATCCGCTGGTTATATTCCCGCACGCCAGCCTCCGTAACTGCGCAGATCAGCTCCCGAACCGTAGAAGGCCGGCCCTGAATTTGGTAACACACAGGCTTTACACACTGCCTCCGCTTTGCCATCGATTTCAAATTCACCTGAATTTTCATATCTTTCCACCCGCCTTTTCCTGCACTCTCTTGAGAAAGTGTTTCATTTTACCTGTCTTTGTTCTGTCACGATCCGTTACGGTACACTTTTACAAGCCCAGTCAGGCAAATTCAAAGACCGCATCTTTTCGCGCTGTCATTACATACGTAGCACGGGAAAGACTATCTTCTCCTCCTCCGATAGGTCAATTCGAGAAATGGTCATAGTTGACCTATCCCCGCTTTGGTTGCCATTATCCCGACCTTATATCCAGCCCTTTTTCTTGAATTCTTCTATACGAGCCAAATCTTCTTCCGTGGGCTTTTCTTCTGTTACATCTGTTGGAACATTTAAGTAATCATTATTCCACTTAGCTAAAAGAGCTATAATAGAATCAGATATACGAATGTCTCTCTTCATAATGGAATCCACATCCCATTCGTTTACTTCAGATGTGCCCATTGCCTTCGTAATCGCAATCTTTGAAGCTGTATACTCTTTTTTCTTTTTGCCAAAGTATCCATTACCAGCTACTATATTCAGCTTCTTTTCAAATGGAAGCTTATTACCAATATGTTCGATTTTTTCTTTAATTGTTGCATCCGGTACATCAGGGAAGTAATTTGCTTGCCATTTTTGAGGGAAGATATGCTCAATCTCCCAACGAGCCGGAAGCAACTCATCTTGTTGCTCATAAGCTAATGACTTCAACAACATACGCACAACATTTCTATTAGGATTCTGAATGCGTGCTTCCAACTGGCTAGTATCTATATCCTTGAAATCAAATGTAGGTGTATCTGAGGAAACGATGGCAGAATTCAACTTCAAAATATCTGGTTTTACTGCGTTAATGGTAGGAATCAATAAGTATTTTGTCATTAATTCCATCAAGAGCTTGTTCAAGAACAGACCAAACTTTGTCTCAAAATCTGCTTCGTTACGATAACAAACATAATAAATTACAACTGGATACTTCCAGAACTCATTCGGATATGAGCTCAATATATCAAGAGACTGTCTGATTTTTGTATTCTTAGACCAAGTTCCATTCTCGATTTCTTCACCTTTGTTTATTACTTTCCATAAATCCAGAATAACAAACAGAGTATCTAAAAGCCCTTCTTTATACAGTCGTTCAAATTTGTTTGCAGCATAGTACTTTCTAACACCCGGTGTAGTTGTTTTTGTATCCTGCTCCAGAGCACGAAGATAGAACATATTGTAGTAGAAAAGCTGCTGTATACTCTCATTTGCTTCGGTAGCCTGTTCATCTAAATCCTTCCAGCGCTCGATGAAATCTTTCTTTGCATCTACATCCAACTGATTATAGATTTTCGCCTTAAAAATATCTGCATCAGAAAGAGGCAAACCTCTATCGTTCAAAGTTGAGAAAATCGTCAATGCAGTATCCTGCGTATCCGCTGTAATCGGAAGCAGAATCGCCTGATTTAACAAAGCGTAAATAAACTGATATACCATTAGTGGATTTTCAATAGAATGTTTATCAAACAACTCCTGAAAATGTCTATAGTTCTTTGAATAGTTATCCTTAGCATTCTCATCAGCTTTTCCCGTTTCCAAAATTGAACGCAGAGTTTCGTTGCCATCATTATTAACAACACGTGACGTCAAAAGAATATTCTTATAGTCTACCGTCCCAGTCAGTTTATTTGTTCTCCAGATAGCCGGCTCAATCTTTCCAATAAAATTATTTGCTTCTGGAGTCCGTTCAGACACAGATGTTGCAACCAACTTAGTATAAATCGCACGAAGCAAAAGGAATAGAGAGGTAATTCTCTGCTGGCCATCAATAATCTCCTGTTCACCAGCTTCATTTTCATAGGCTACAACACTGCCGAGAAAGTATGAACCTTCTCGCTCGGTGCCACCACTTGTGGCTGTAAAATCCCATAAATCTTCAAAAAGTGTCTCTACCTGCTCATCTGTCCATGCATATGGGCGCTGGTATTCTGGAATCACAAAAGGCTTTGTTTTTCCACTACCTAGAAGTGCCTCAACACTTTGTTTGTTAACTTCTATCGTTGTTGTCATTCTTCTTGTCTCCTTGCATTAATATCAGGTTTGTTAAATTAAAATTTATTCGTTTTCCTTGCACGATTTCTTTTCAAAACTATTTTTCAAAATATCTTTTATCACTATTTCTTTCTATTTTTGTGAAGATTCACTCAAATGTTTCCAGTTTTAACGCTGTCATTTTTTCTGAGATAACAAACATACCGTCTCAACGTCATTTTCGTCGAGCAACACCTTTCCACCGTTTTCAGCATCATAATCAATGCGGAATTTAAACCTGATTCGCTTCAGGATGCTTCCTTTTTCCTGTCTTTCAGGAAAAAGATCAATCCTTTCAATAAAGACATTTAAAAACTCCTTCCTCTCCAGATCCGTCATTTCTTCGTACATTTCGTCAAATTGGAGAAGAACTCTGCAGAGCTGTTTTGATGTCAGGTTCTCATCATATATTCCGCTGATCTTATCATTTACATCATCTATCTTCTCTTCCAAATCATCAATGCGGTCATACAGTGTATTCAAACGCTCCTGCATATCCTGATACTTTCGATCGTAATGTCTATCCGCAATATCCAGCCTGTCCAGCTGCTGCATCAGTTTGTCTTTTGCACCCATCGCCTGAAGCAGCTGTGTCTTTAGTCCGTCACGTTCAACCTCGAAGCTCGAAACATCTACCTTTTCATCTAGCTTGCCTCTGATAAATGCCTCGAATCTTTCATCATTCACCATATCATGGAGGACACCTAATACTTCGGCATCGGTATCAATCTGGTTGAGTGATGGTTTGAAATAGCATTTCTGACCATCATCAAGTTGCTTCCGATGCAGGCATCTGTAGTAAAATGTCGAATTCACTTTGCCACTTGAATATTTCTTTCTTCGCACAGTACCTGCAAGAGATGCTCCACAGATCGGACATTTCAAGATACCTGCCAGAAGATGCTCGTGATCCAGGTCATGCACTTTATTCCACTTTACCCCGGTCTCTTTTCGCTTCTCACGGGCTTTGTTCCATGTTTCTTCATCTATGATAGCATCATGCCGACCATCTGCAATCAAATAATCGTCCTGTTTTACCCTCCGGTACTGATCTCTGGTTCCCTTCACCTTTTCGGTAGCGCTTTTACCGTAAGCAATCTTGCCGATATAAACAGGATTATCCAGTATCTTCATAATATGCCCACGTGTAAAATAACTGAGCTCAAAATCACGGTTCGTATTCTTTGTGTATCCGTGGTCGTTCAGATAATTGCTAATTGCATCAGCGCCCATATCAGAATTGACGAACTTATCAAAAATGACTTTAACGATCTCAGCCTCATCCGAATCAACAACCAGCTCGCTCTTTTCCTTATCAAGCCTATACCCGAATGGAGCAAGGCCGCCGTTCCACTTTCCTTCCCTAGCTTTCTGCTTGCGACCTTCCATGGTCTGAACCAATATGTTCTCGCGTTCAATCTCAGCAACTGCAGAAAGAACAGTAATGGTAAGTTTACCTGAATCCTTTGATGAATCAATTCCATCTTCCACACAGATCAGGTTTACGCCATAATCCTGAATGTACTGAAGAGAATTGAGAACATCCGCAGCATTTCTTCCGAAACGTGATAGCTTGAACACAAGGATATAGGAAACTCCGTCCCTGTCATCAGCAACATCTCGCAACATTTGAGTAAATTCAGGGCGGCCTGTGATATTCTTTCCGGATTTGCCGGCATCGCAGTATTCTCTGACCACTTCCATGCCTTGATAGTCTGCAAATCTATTCAGACGTTCTCTCTGCGCTTCAAGGCTGTAACCTTCCACCTGCATCGACGTAGAAACGCGGATATATATATAGCATTTCTGCTTATTTTTCTTTTTTGCCGTCATATTGCATCCTCCCTGTACTCTACATCCTTATCCATCAGATCATAGAACTTCAATGCCTCCATGATCAACAATTCTTTTTCTTTGGTACACTTTGGTACACGATTCTTATTCTTCTCAGGCTTATTATATGCTTTCCCAATTTCGAGTCCGTACTTACGCTTGATCTGAGCAATGTACAATGTAGATACCTTCACTCCGTATTTATCAAAAATATATGTCTTAATCGCCTGATATGTACCTTTGCGGACAATTACCTTTTGGGTGCCATCCTCTTGTTTCTTCATGATGATGTTCCCGGTATCCGGAAGATTTATATCAATCTCAGAACAGTCTAGGGTGAAGGCAACTGTCTCTTCAGAAATCGTCTTTTTCTCCAGAGGTTTTCCGTCAAATACCAGTGGAAATTTGAAAGAAATGCTCTTTATTATCTTTCCGTCTGCTCTGTCTTCTGGAAAGACTTCTATCTCGTTCACGAAGGCATGAAACATACTCTTTCGTTCTTCATCAGACATTTCTTCATATACAAAGCGGATGCTTTTCATGAACGTCATAACTTGAACAGAGGAATCGGTCTTTCTCTTCAAGGCATCAAGCTTCTTTTTTGTAATACTGACTGCTCCTTCCAATTCCTCAATACAGTCATAAATCCTGTCTAGTTTATCAGAAGTTTGCTCATATTTCTTGTCGTAATCCTCACCAAACGGATTCAATCCGTCAAGCTTTTCTCCCAGCCTATCCTTGTTTAATTCAGCTTCTCTCAGCTCCTGACGCAATTCCTGCAGTCGTGCTTCTGTTTTCTCAACAGTGCCCTGAACTCCAAATGCAGCTTTCAGCGCGTCTTCAAACTCTTTATAGTTTTGTAGCTTTTCAAGGAGCCGAAGGACAAGTCCATCTATAATCTCCTGGTTTAAACTCCGGTCAAAGGAGCATATCCTTCCATTCTGCCGTGTGTTATATCGGCAGTTATAATAGTAGATTGGTTTATAGTAGCCGTCACCTTTTGAATTCTTCGTTTTGCTGATGCTACCGGTCAGCGGCTTACCACATACAGGACATTTCACAATTCCAGAAAGCAAATGTACGTGACCACTATCATCAGACTTCTGATATTTTTGGGCGATTGCCATTCTCTTAGCATGCACGGCATCCCAAATCTCTTCCGGAATAATAGTCTCATGCTTTCCTTTTGCAGAAATGATATTTGCCTCATCCAACTTTATCGTCTTTCCGTCACGATCCTTTTTATTGGTTCGCCGATTATAGTAGACACGTCCGCAATAAAATGGGTTGTCCAGTATCCTTGATACAAATTCGTAGCTAAATGGTTTCTGTTCGCCGCCACTGGTAACGCGAACCAGTTTACTCTTATTCAGCGCATATGCCACTGAAGATGCCGACATGTCATCCTGCTGGTATAATTCATATATCTTCCTGATCACCTCAGCTTCTGAGGGAACTAAAACAAGCTCATGATCGACATTCTTATATCCGTAGGGAATTCCTCCACCCGCCCATCCTCCATCAAGTGCTTTCTGCATCTTACCGGCCATGAATTGAACGGTAATATTTTCTCTTTCCATTTCAGCAACAGCTGAGAGGATTGTCAATATCAACCTGCCGCCTTGAGTAGAAGAATCGATTGCTTCTTCGACACTAACTAGATCAATTTCGAAGTCCTCTAATCTTTGCAGTGATTTCAGAATATCTGCCGCATTCCTTCCGAAGCGAGATAACTTAAAAACCAAAATGAACGAAATGTCATCTTTCTGGTTCATCACATCCGTCATCATCTGCCTGAATGCCGGACGCCCTTTAATATTCTTTCCGGATTTACCTGCATCACAATAACTTCCCACAATTTGAAGTTCTCTATATTCAGCATAGGCGCGAAGGCTTTCCTCCTGTGCTTCAAGGCTATAACCTTCTGTCTGAGCAACAGTGGAGACTCTTGTATAAATATAGCATTTCTTCAATTGTCTCTCCCCTTTCTTCAGGTGTTGCTCTTTGCTACACAGTAATTTATTATTTATAGTGTACCACGAAATTGACGGAACATCAATATGGTTTGAAAAGAAAATAGCCAGTAATTGGTTCTCCCACCACCAGCTTTATCCAGACGTTGATAATCTCAGCTTATTCAAATTTCACTTTCTCAGACTGATCACCTGCTGCCATCCTCTCTTTCTCTTCGATCTTAACGAGAACCCTTTTCCCATATTTCTGTATCATACGTGCCATGAATTCGGCAGCGACAATCATGTTCTGTCTAGATTTTTCATCATCTTCCGGCATACAAACCTCAATGCCGTTCTTAGTGAAAGTTGTCATCAACCGCACCTCCGGAATCATAGTGAGGACTCTCCCTTCTATCTTCCTAAGCGTCTTTGGACGAGACAATTCCGGTAAAAAACGAAAAAAGATAAAGAACCTGCCGATATCCAATAGGACACTAACAGGTTCGAAGATTTGTACCAAACTATTCTCGTTTTTTCTCTTTTTCTTTTCCGGCAGATCTTCCCACATACTCTCGATCAGTTCACACAGAAACTCGCGATTATCTACATCATCTACCAGAAGCATCTCTTTTACTCCCTCGTATGGAAGTTCCATCATAGCAGCCGACATCGGTCTCACTGCTGCCGGAACAGTGGAACCACATCCATCACACATACTTCCAGCTAACTCTTAACACCACATGATCAAAAACATGATTTCCATAGTTCCCCATCGAGGTTAGATCCAACTGATACTTTGCCTCTATATCAGGTTCTACTGTTTCATTCATCAGCGGTGCAAACGTTGTATCCCATTGTTCGATCGTATAATTTT